AGAACAGTTGTGTGCCGTTATCCGCAATAGATACAGGGCCTGTACCTGTTAGATTGCCGACAAGTGTAGGCGTTGCGGTCAAACCCGTTAGCTTGTAAACGCCTGTGCCACTGACAACATAAAAAATACCGGCGTATGTTTGGCTAGACCACAATGCACGAATAGGCCCAGTGCCTACGGTTTGTAGAAATTCTAGCCCTGGTGCGCGTTGCAAGAACGCAGGCTCTTTACCGCCTTCGGGGATAACTTCAGGGAACAAGTTAATCATTCTAGCGTCTGCCGCATTGACGCTACGAACTATGCTTGCCGAACCCAATATGGGCGTCTTCATTAAAAGCTGCCTGAGTAAATATTGTACCGGTGGCGTCTAGCGATAAGTGGGTAAGGTATAGCCATTACATCATCTGGGTTGTTGATGCGCTTTAAATCACGCTTAGAAGTCATGGCGATGCGTTGCACCTGTGGGCTTGGCTCAACGCCAAACTCAGGCGCTAACTCGCAAGCCAAGTTGTAGCGAAACGCTCGCAAATAGCCAGGAGGGAAAGACAAGTCTGTAGCAAGCGTAGCCGCCGAGCTTAACGGTTGAACCGAAACAATATGCCACTCAAGCGCTTTAAAAGGCATGGGGTAAATTGTCATTTCAATGTTTGGGTAAGTCTCGTTAACCCACATAACTTGTGGGTAAGTACTCGTCACCGTTTTAAGCGCAATAGCGTTGTATTGTTGTTGGTTAATTAACTTAATGCCAAACGACAACCCGCTTGTTGAGTCTTTAAAGTAAGTTGAATCATCAACTTTAATTGGGCGTTCACCTACAAAATCACCTGTTGGCCCAAGCGTTCTTGACGCAGCGCTTGTGGGCCATATAAACACTTGCTCTTGGGTAGCAAACACTGCTAACCGTTCAGTTGACCAACTATCAATCATCTGGTTCATGGCGTTTAAGGCGTCTTGCGCGGTGTCCGCTGAGGGCACTTCGCCTTCGGCTAATTGACCGATAAGCCGTAGCGAACCGTTAATAATATCACCAGCAGTAGCCATAGCTTATTCCTCTTGCGTGTCTGCGTTTTTGCGTCTACGCCCGCGCTGTGCAGGCAATTGGTTAATTATAAGCGTATCTGTGGCTTGTGGCGCGCTAGGCGCGTCATCAGCAGGTTTAATTGTTGCGCTAGGGTCAAAGACCGACCAACCGTTTTTAATGTCTTGTTGGGCTTCTTGGTCTGAAATGGCTACTTTTGCGCCGTGCTTAGGGTGTTGCAGATAAATGTGCATAGGAAACCTTGTTAGGCTAGGGGGCAGTAAGCCCCCTAGTTTACTTTACACTACAACAGCAAATTGCCATAATAATTTTATTAAAAAAACTTAAAAAAGCCCCCGCCGAAGCGGGAGCAATTAGGTTTAACCCCATAAACGAACGGCCATTTGTGGGCGAATCACTGAAAAACCATAGAGTACATCAATTCGACATGGCATGCGGTCATTATTAATGTCATATTGACGAACAATACGCATTGAAATGCCGTTATGCACTTGACGTGATGCCATGTCTACACCTTGAGGCATAAGCAAGTCAGCGGTTGCAAAAGTGATCGCATCTTTATGGTAGACCAAGTTTTGTGGATATTGTGTGCTTGCAGCACCAACAAACACAACAGCTTTAGCGGTACCAGGCAAGACGTCAACCGTAGCCAATGGGCTAGCGGCTGAGTAGACAGGAGCAACAGTAACAGTCACAGCAGTGCCAGAAGCGGTTACGTTAGCGACAGCAACAAACTGAGCCAATGAACCTGTAGATTCACGAGTCTGCGGGTTAACAGCAAAGCAATCAGCTATTGTGAAAACGTCACCCGCTTTGATTGTTACACCCGAAGCCACGGTCAGCGCAATTGATGTAGCGCCTTCAGCGGCCACAGCAGCAGAAGTTGTGTTGCCTGTTGCACCACGAGTACCAGTCGTAAATTGCTTGATTGATTGGCTCATGTTGATTTCTTCATAGCCTAATACGCCTGTACCCATCATGCCATTTTTGAATTGGCGTGAAACGGTGTCAGTAGGATTGAACAAACCTTTTAAGCCTTCAACCAAACCTGCGTTGGCTGCGGGGCTAACAGTTGCGTAACGTGGTGACATAACAGCCGCGTTTTCGTTTAGTTTTTGTTGAGCTTGCAACAAGACTAAAGAAGTCGAAGGTGTTGAGCCTGGCGTACCAACAGTGTTGGCAATGCTCAAATAGCTGTCAGCAACGTTTGCGTCAATTGAAGCAGCCAATTGGCTGATACGAGGCTTAAGCACACGTTCTGCAAAGTCATCCATTTGCATTGTCAATTCGGCTGAACTGAAGTTTACGCCAATATGCTTTTGCGAAGAAACGCTTAGAGTTGTAAATTGCTCATTGTCATCTTGAACCGCAAGGGTTGCACCGTCGGTTACTAAAGTACGGTCAGGTAAACGGATACGCAATGTGGCGCCAATCTTAGCGCCTTGTAATGCAAACGAATCGTCATCTTTTTATGTTCAGCATAGGTCGTTAGGCTATGCCCGCTTTACGCAGCTACGGCTTTCACCGCAGAACAGACTATATCTTCAAACAAGACGCCAAATTCGACCGCTACGAATCATCGAAACTAACGATGCTGTAACTCCGTACTTAGCGGCGATTTCTCGCTGCAACCCGATTTCAGAACGTATCTGCCTTACTAGGTCGGCTGTCAATTTGTGGTGTCCGTTACGTTCACCATGTGCTTGACGTTGCTTACTAACCATGTCGGTCATATTGTCGTTAAAGGAGCCAGTAAACAGGTGGTCTGGGTTAACGCATTTGCGATTATTACAAGTGTGCAGCACATACGCAGCTACTGTGTTATTCGCTAACTCCCACGCTACTCTGTGGGCGTATGCTGTTTTCCCGTCTCTATGAAAGTTACCGTAACCATTTGGTGCGATACTCCCAGTCCATTCGTGGCAACCATTGTCAGACTTCTTGACTTTGGCAAAAAACCTACTTTCTATCGGCTGTTTTATGTCTGCCCCGCTTTTCGAGCCACTTGGCTCTACGTTGTTTCCAACTAGTCGTTGAACCTTCATCATACCATGTTTAATGATAAGACGCTTGGCTGCTGATTGCCCAATCATCATTCTTTTCAAACCTTCGCGATTATCGTTTCCAATTGCGCTGTGGTGCATGATGCTCTAAGGGGTTTCCAGCAATTAACGGGGTTTAGCGTCAGCTAGACTTTCGTTTACTGACGATTAACGTTACGGGTGAGTACAAGATTGTTTTCAAGTATTTCTAAACTTTTTCTTGTAATCATATCAATTGTGAGAATCGAATTAGCCACGATATTTCCTTAAAAGTTAGCGGTTGCGTTGCGCTTCCCACTTTTTGATTTGCCTTGCCCGTTCTGCCTCAATCCACTCAGATGTGCTCATATCTTTGATAGAGCGTGAATCTGTTGTGTCATAAGACTTTGCGGAGTTACCACGAGCAGTAACAGGGCTAATCGGCGCGGGGGCGCTTGACGTTTTCTTGGTGGGTGGATTGTCGGTTACTTTAACCTCGATCTTACCCAATTCTTTTGCTTGTAAGTAAGGAGCTAGTTTAGAAATACGATCGGCTTCTTTGGGGTTAGCACCTAAGTAGTAAGCTACATCAGGCCCTACATCCGAAGATCGAATCGTTTCAGCCATAACAGTCGTGATTGGAAGGTTAGGGTTATACGCGACTTGTTCAAAGTCGTTGTATTTACCTCGCGCTTCTTCTTCAAGGTCGTTATAGACGTCTAAGACTTGCGATTGCTGCTTTTGAGCTTCTCTTTGCTGTACCATTTGCTCGGCTTTTTGTGTAGCCAATGCTTCGGCATACGCTTCTACTGATTCAAATTGGTCTAGCGCGGGAGTATATCTAGGCGTAACAGGGGTTTGTTCCTGTCGCGTTCGCGTTTCTCTTTCCCATTTTCGCTGCTCTCTTGCAAGCCGTTTGCTGACAATAGCATCAAGTTCTTCTTGCGAGAATGACTTGGTGTTTTCTGTCTGCTCTACTTCCAGCGTTTGTGTTTCTTCAGATTGGGTAGCCGCTGTGACTTCCTGCTCTGGCACGGGTACTTCTGTACTTTCCGCTAAGTTTTGGACTTCTTCACTCATTTGACATGATTCCTTAGAATCCTCGGTCTACTGGGCCGATACAGTAATAATGTACTACTAAACTAAACTTGACGCTAGCGCTACCATTAAAACAGCTAAAGTTGGCAATGCCCAATCTAAAATGCTTTTAGTATTCCAAGCCCTACGCTCAAAGCCGCCGTACCAAGGCATATTTACCCGCTTACCATCATAGAAATAAAGAATGACTCGGTATTCAGCTTGCGCCATCTCGCGCCCTAAATAGTACCCAATTGCAAATAATGCACCAAGCCACCAATTAAAGGGTGAGAGTAAAAGCTGGGCTAAGAGGGCTGGTAAAATGTGCTTCATGCTGTTATTGCTGCCAGTTTAGCCGAAATTAACGCTTGAGGGTAGTACATAACTTTTTGAATAGTACCTTTACTAAATTAATTAAACGTTTTAATAAAGTTAATTTTGGTTTATATGATAAAACACAATCCTCAACGCGCAAGTTAAAACAGTCCAATATCATATCTTACACCTTAAAGTAAACTTGCAAATTTGTCCCGCCAACAGTAATTGTTTGCAACGTGTCGTTAAATGTTAAGGGAACGCCTGCGCCAGCCATTGATACTGCGGCGCCTTGTATCCCAGTTGTAGCTGGATCACTTCTAAAATAAACGGCTGAAACTAATGGAACTGCGGTGTCACTTCCAGGAGGATCCCAAGAACTTGCGGTTAATACAGCGCCGTTAGTCCCGCCGTTACCCCTAGTGTATTCGTTATAATAAATATTAGATGTTGCGTCATAAACAGTCAAAGAATCTTGCATATTAGCTAAAGTTCTGTAGCTAATAACATCGTCTGTTCTCGCCAATAAAACTTTAATTTTCCCAAATTTTGTTGATTCTATTTGAGAAATATAAGGGATTAACGCCTCCTCTAACCCGCCGTACACTATTTCATAATATTCGGCCTGTATAAAAAAGGCTTGTTTGTTATTTGTTGTTGTAAAGTTAAAGTTGCCACCGTTTGATTTTAAGAAGTAACCAAGCGCCCAGCTATGGTAGGCGAAGCTGGCGCCAGAAAACCATGCGCTTCTTCCTGTTGGTGAAAGGCAATATATTCTACTTCCTTCAGAAACCAAGCCTTCTAATGAAAAACATACGCCGTTGTCATCTAGTCCAAAAGCGCATGAATCAAATACAGCTTTTGAGTTTGATAAGTTACCTAATTTGACACCTACATCCATATATTCTAAATCAACTGATTGAACTTTAATATCGGGGTCAGTATTTAAATAAAAACCAGTTTTATAATTTTGGATAAAACCGCCTGTAATAACAATGTTAGTTGGGTTTCCGTCTATATATACGCCAGTATTATTAGTGGCTTTCGTAAACCCATCAAAACGCAAATGAGTCCAAGTGTGGCTTGTCCCGCCAGCCAATTTTAAACCTATAGATGTAGCCGCAACAGCTACATTATCTAACCGACTAGCCCATGACAAAGCTAAATCAATACCAACAACAAATCTTTTAAATGAACAGTCACGCATTTGAACTTCACGCACCCAGTACGATGGGTTTGCTGCGCTGAAACCGTTGCATATGTTATCGCCCTCAAAAAACATACTATCAAGTCTAATATTCATTGTATTTTGCGATGTAACTGGAACCATCCCAAAATTGTCAGAACCAATACCAGAAAATATAAACTTAGAGCTTTGAGCCTCTACATCTATGCCATAAGTCTGTGTTTTTTGCCCAGTAATAGTGGTGCCTCTAGGCAACACAAGGGATGCAGTAATTAAATAGTTGCCTACGGGCACATTAAGCGGAACGCGAGCGTTGATCGCTGTTTGAATTGCTACCGTATCATCCGTTACCCCATCACCAACAGCCCCAAAATCTTTGATTGATACGGTTTCACGCAGTTTGGTTTGAACAGTAGTAGCAACCGCGCCTGTTCCTGCTTGTATAAACCCGACAAGTGAAGAACCTGTTGGGCTATTTAAATCTAAATTATCGTAAGTACCAGGCACAAAATCGTAAGTGTTTAACAATACATCTGTACTAGTTTTAACTATAAATTTATAGTATTCAGCATCACCTTCTTTTAGCCAAATTTCACCTGTTGGTACGCGCCCCGCTGAATCAAGAATAATAGGGTTTGGGTGTGCTGTAGCCGCCGCTTGAGATGTATACACAGCAATGGGTGCGGTTGTCCCCGCAAGGTACGTAAATAATTTGCCCCCAGCTAACGGTTTACCGTTATTGTCTAAAAGCTGAGCGCCAATGCCTGCAAAAAGTGAAGGTGTACCTGACATTATTATTCCTTTAAGCCCAAATTCTAATAGGATACGGCTGTGGGTCGATACTAAACGGTAACAGAGGGTCTGGGTCTTCGCTAACTACCCGCACATTTACAAACCAACCTTCATACGGAACAGGCACATAATCTTCTAGGTCAGGCGCAGGCTCGTAGATCACACCAATCGTGTCAATGTTTACATAGTTCGGCACATAATGCCACCGCAAAGGGATAGGCTCAACGTCAGGGTCTTC